TTTTTCAGACTCAGAAGTGAAATGTCTGTGGTCTCTAGCTTCTTGGATTATTCCAAGCTTTTTGCATTTTTTTGTGAAGCGCTTGATGAATTTTTCCATCGTCTCGCCTTTGCGAGGTTTCATTTTGTAATTGGTAGCCATTATTTTCCCTTTGCTAATTTTGACCAAATAGCAGAAGACATTCCGAAAGCTGAGATATCAACTCCGGGATCGCTTGGTGCAACACCCTCTAGGGCTTTTGAACCATGACCTCCGGAAGATTTGCCGGCTGCTTGGTGACTTAAAGGTTTTGTACCTTCAAACAAGTCCACGCCATTGTATGCATCTGACCCAATTGAGTCAAGCATTCTTCGTCGCTGTTCTCTTAGTTTTCTCTGTTGTGCTTCTTGATCTATTTGTGGTTTTTGATAAGTGGGTTGAGTTTGGGTTTCGACAATACGTTGACCGCCTGTTCCCTTGACAACCTCTGATATGATCCCAGAGAGAACTCCTTCTTCAAAAATTACCTCTTTAATGCACTCTTTGATGAGTGGCTTTAAGGTTTTTCTTAACTGTTCTTTGTTCATTTAATCTCCAAGAATCTTTTTAAATAGATTGTCAATATTGTTTTCTTTTTGTTCTCGCAACTTTGTCGAGAATCTAGTTGGCGTTCTAGAGCTTTCGCCCGGATAAACATAGGCATCTGGGGTTGATGGTTCGGACACGATATCAAAGCAAATTAGTTGAAAATCTTCTTCAACGATTGTTGACCCCATTGATTCTCGAACTGATCCCAATCCTCGAGATGAAATCCCAAGCTTTACACCAGCGTTGATGAGATCCTTTAGGATTCTACCGCTAGGAGTGTCTAGGACCTTGATCTTGCCCATTACGTCCTTACCTTCCCACCAACAGTCGGTGACCATGTGAGAAACGTTCTTAAGGTTAATTACGGAGTCGTCAGGGTGATCTAATTCACCACACGCTCGGTTGTCTTTAACGATAGCCATGTAATTATCCATCTCTCTCTTGAGGACTTTGTGTGGATACTTACGACCGTTACCATTCTTTTTGTCTGCTGTTTGAATCCGACCAGTCAAATAGACTGCGCCATCTTCAACAACTTCTCTCTTCTCTCGTTCAGTTAAAAGATCCAAGCAGCGACCGTCGGGGCATAGTGCGTGAAACTCTCTTAATAATTGTTTACTCATCTTCTTCTCCAAAATAAAAAGGTGGGCAGAGCTAAGCTCCACCCTTAGCGGGCGTTACCCGCTTGCGCTACGAACCTGAGCAGCAGCGACGTACTGGTTGTAACATCCAGCGCGTACTAATCATCGACATAATCACCCCCTGGTCTCGATGATAGCCTTAGTCCAAAATCATCGACTAAGACCGAAATTAAATAAGATGTTCCGGCTGAAATACAACCAAGAACAAATGCATTCCCGAGAGAATACTCGAAACTAAATAGTTCCGTAAATGGAGAAAGGAGCATTAAAACCCAACCTACATGAAAGCCCACACATAATGGACAGTTCCAAAGTGTGTTCCACTTTTTTGCATAGTCCTTCTTGGGCCGGATGTCTTCGAAGATTTTTCCATAAACAATCATGAAGGTCATGCCGTAAGAAGCTAGGATGAAATGTAAAAGTTCCAAGGACTCTCCGAATGTTAATCGTCGTAATTTCTTTTAAAGCTAGCAAAGGCTGCTTGATCTAAGAATTTGTTAAACTCTTTTTCACTCATGAATCCTGAATTGATAACTTGCTCTAAAAAGTCCATGTGGTTAGCTTCATATGTTACCATTGATTGTTCATAGATTTGTGGGTTCTTATGACCTAGACTGTGGTCTGTTGCGTTCTCATCCGCAGCCGCTAAGACATCACAATCATCATCTGGGTCTGGTGTTGTTTCAGTGTAATCAAACGTGTCGTTACCAGCAGGAGTCTCTACCTTATCGAATGTTTGAGTGTTTTTCTCAAACGACTTCCACTTCGCAACTGCATCTTCTTTCGTACCTACGTTCTTATCTGATGTAAGGCCGGCATTGTTTTGATCTGCTATGTAAAATGCGAAACCATAAAGTAGTCCGCCATAGCCAACGTTTCTATATTTCTCATCAGTGTGGATGGTTTCGATGTGCCATGACGGATTTCCACCACTTGGGGTTAAGCATGGCCCGTCACTCTTTAAACTTGACAGGGTAACTTCTCCAATTATCTCTAGTCCTGCGACCATCTCAGCCACTTCCGTTCCGGGACCTGGAGTATAGAGTGTGAACTCTGCATCACTCTTGGGGCTGATCTCTGCTCTCAAACAGACAACTTCATCACCTAAGCGGGTGCCTCTCCTTTTCTCTTCTTTGAGAAAACGACGCCAATTTTCCATGATAAGTTTTTGGTTCATTAGTATGCATATCTCCCATACATGTATGGTGCGAAAAGAGGACTCTGGTTCATTGAACCCTTTCTTTCGGCTGCTGGTACTTCTCCAAGTTCTGTAGAATATTCCCCATCTGGTTCTAGCAAATGGTCATCTTGCATATCGTCATATCCAGTTCGCCCTGTAATCATAGGCTCTTCGCCTTCCATCCACTCGGCTATCTTCATTATTGCAATCTCCATAACCTTTTCGCCTTCTTGCAACTTAGCCTCAAGCGAACCATAAATGTTACCACCTTGAATTGAATCTATTTCTATCAGGCCATTCTGTCTCAAGTATTCGAACAATCTAGATTCGGCACCATAGACAAGATCGGACAAAGTTTCTTTCGCAAAAGCCACGACTTTCTTATCATTTTGCTTGATTACGATATCAATGTCTTTGTGGTCCATAATCATCAAGTCGCCATTGATGGAGGATCGAAGTTTTAATTTTGCTTCAATTCTATCTTTTTCAACAACCTTGATGGTAATCCCATCATCTGGAGTGTCTATTGGGGTATCCTGTTCTTCATTGTCTACCACGTTAATACTAACTGACATTTCGCTTTACCTCCGCTAAGAGATCTTGAATATAAAATATTTCTTCAATAATCTTCGAATTTAAAGGGGTTTTCGCATAACTATCCAGCTTTGCTCTAACTTTCTTGAAATTTTCATTTATAGGCGAAACGCTTCCTTCTACAATTTCGGTAGCAACGGCTTCTTTGAGGCGTCCGATTTCATCATTTAGATAAGACTTCAGACCCAGTCCATTGTCGGAAAAAGACACTATAAAATTGCTTAGTAATTCTTTCTGTTCTTTAAGTAAAGAGTGTTGGTATGTGTTGTTGAATCTTTTGACAAACATTTTAAACTCAAGTTGATCAACTGGTTTCATTTCTGTCTGGTTTTCATCCAATCTAGTAAGAAAACTTACCACTTTGTCTTCGAGCATGATTCTCTTTTTTGCTCCAAGGTTTGAGTTTTGAAAGTATAAACCGATTGTTGCGATGTCTTTATAATTTGGAACAAAGTTTGAAAACGCTTTGTTACCCAAGGCCTTGTTGATCTTGTTGATCAACGAGGTTTGTTCGTTGAAGATATCTTTCCTATTTAGGCTGTCGAAGTCTTTCTTTGTCTCGACCATGAGTCTCTTTGATAAGTCTTGATTAAGCGACTTGCTTTCCAAGAGTGAATTGTATAAATCCAACTCTTTCGAAAGAGGCTTTCCTTTTGTGTAAAACTCTCTCAAAAGACCCTTGACTTTTGACTGTCTTACTTTGTCTTCTTGTAAAATTGCTTTTGTTAATTCACGAATCAGGCATTCGTAAAGAAAAGCGGTATTTCTTTTCTTATTATGTTTCATCTGTATTTTCCTTTTTGTTCAATGATTCAATTAGTGATTTCATCTCACTGCTTGTGTTAAATAGTTTCTCTTCTTCGTTTTCGTTTGATTCGTAAATCCCTCTAGCTAGAGAATCTAATCCGCCGAAGCCGACTTTTCCGGGAAATGTTGTTCTTGAGGTTGATCCACGAACTTCGCCGCTAAAGGCTTGGTTTTTCATTTGCTTTGAGAAGCCGCCTTTGCGATAAGAAGATTTGTGTCTTTTGTATTTGCCTCGAGGTTTTGCGTTGTCGTCGCGTTTAGCTGGAGGTTCAGCCAATAGGTCTGGTTCATCCCCGCCAGTGTCTGCGCCTGTATCGCCACCTAGGTCACCTCCAAGGTCTCCTCCGGCATCATCTCCACCTAGGTCACCACCTAGGTCTCCCCCGAGATCTCCTCCAAGATCACCACCCAAGTCATCACCAGCAGAACCACCTTCTGGTGCGGAACCGGCAGCCTCAAGGCCAGCCATGAACTTCTTGTCTGAGAACATTTCTCTTTGCATTCTCAAGTATTCGTCTTGCGACAATCCAAGTAGATTTTCTGAAACCCACCGACGAGAGAAGTATCCCTCTGTTGCAGCTCCAGCAATATCAAACTTTGTCTTCCAGTGTTCAAGCTCTTGCATCTCTGCGATTTTTGATGGATTATTGAGAGACAGCTTAAAACCTAGCAGGTCGTCGCCACGATAACCTAGAGTATAAAGATGGATGATTCCAATCTTCTCAAGTTCAGTAATCAAGACTCTCTGTAGCCTTTGGATTGTTCTGGCAAATCTAATGTCTTTTTGTGCGAGAGTTGTCTTATCCTCAGTGGAACCTTCTCCCATGGAGAGATACGATTGAGGAACTTTTAATGCTGAGAACAATTTGTCGCGGAGATACTTCACGTCTTCGATTTGTGCCGTGAATTGGCCACCGGGTAGGTTAACGATATCCGTAGACGATTGTCCACCCTTAATTGGAATAAAATAATCTTCCTCAATCGATAGTGGATTGTAACGCAAATCCACACGACCAGATGTGGGATCTACAACTTGGTGACGCTTCATTTGAGTCATAACCTTTTGCATGTACCCTTCGACATCTTGAGGTGCGATACCACCAACATCAATCTTAAACACACGTCGCTCTGGTGAACGAGTAATACGATAGGCCATCATTGCGTCTTCGAGAAGCGTAAGCTGTCTCCAGATGCGTCTAGAGGGTTCTAAAGCCGATGTTCCGTATGGAGCATGCTTGTCGTTTCCAAGGACTCGAAAGTGGGCCATTTGCCAATTCTCTAGAGTCAAACCTGCTGAGTTCCATTGGAACTGGACATAATTTGGGTTTGTTGGATCTTCACCCTCAAGTCTTTCAACTTCTTGTGGTGGAAGCCCAATGCAGTTTTGCAAACCTTTTTCTTCGTCAAGGTCAAGATACAAAAACATGTCTCCGTACTTACACATGGTTCTTGCCCAACCAAAGAGGTTGTGTTCGATATTCATTACATTATAATACAATGCATGAAGAATATATTTAATTTCATCATTTGGACACTTGATATGCAACATTGGAGTCAATGCTGAATGGGTTGTCATCTCGTCTGCATAGATATCAAGAGATGATGCGATCTCTGGTGTGAATTCCATTTGGTCAAAGTCAACATATCGCTCAGTGCGATTTCTATTTGTAATCATGTTCAAGGCCATGACGTTCATTGGGTTATATTCAGTTTTTTTGAATTGTTGACCTGAGGCAGTTCTAAATCTTTTTGCGTAATTATCTAAATGCCGCCGCCTTAATTGTCTACCTGATTGGGTTCTTCTCTGAGTTATAGGTCCAGAGAACATTCTTGTTAGAGCTTTGAATAAGTCGTTTTGATTGTTATTCGGGTTTCTTTCGTTGCGAGCCATTTTTTATCCTTTGTATATCCACAAAAAGTTTTTTGCTTTTTCTATCTCCTCCTCGTATTTCTGCTCGAACGTTTCTTTATAAATCTTTTGGCCCTTGATTTGAGTGTTCATAGTCGTTGTAGACTTCATCAAACCACCGATCATCGCCTTTTTGTAAGCCATATCTCTTTCGTTTTCTGAGAGGGCTGTGTCGCGTACCCAACATGCAATTGCGAGGGACATAACCAAATCATCATTGTAAGAGCGCATAGCTGGAGGCTTTCCGTTGTGCCAAATAAAAGTTTTTAGTTCGTGAAAAACACGATTGGAGTGTATATTAATTAGTTTGTTTCTAACGTATTCTTCCAATTTAGCTACGATTAAGGGTCTTGTCTTGGTTGATGTTGTAAAGCCAAGTACGGCTCTGTCGTCATTTTCGGCTAGATAGGACTCGACATAATCATGTGTTGATTTGATAGAATAGTAAAGTTTCTTATAGTCAAGGTCCTTAAGCTTCTCCAATACAGCAATGCCGATGCCGTTATTTTCAACTACCAATAGACAACTGCCGTATTCATTTCCTGCAGAATATAAAATATCGGCATACATATCCAAGTCTGGCTTGCCCTGATATTCAGCGACCACGGTCATGTTGTCGATTCTCACAATGTGGAAACAACTAAAGTCTGCACCATCGCCGCGGGCAACGTCCGCTACTAACAAATAGGGAATGCCTTCTTGGTGTTTTTCCCAAATCCAATAATTTCTATCATACCCAGCTCTATAGACTGGGTCTTTAACTAAGTGGCTTATCCTCTGTAAATCTTCAGGGTTGATAACTGTTTCGCCTGATGCATTAAATGAACATTCAAGCTCCTGCGCTATTTGTCTCTTGGACATATTTCGCGTCTCTTTTGAGAACCACT